TTTTAGGAAGGCAGTGGGTATGGGGTGTAACTGACTGCTGGAGTTTAGTAGTTGATTGGTATAAAAAAGAAAAAGGAATTGTTTTAAAAGATTACGCAAGAGATATGACACCACAAGAATTTTTAGAAAATCCCTTGTTTGAAGATTATGCGTGGCGAACAGGTTTTAGAGAACTTAGGTCAGACGAACCATGTGAAGAAGGAGATGTGTTATTGATGTCTATAATGCACCCAACTTTAAATCATGTAGCTATTTTTCTTGGAGATATGGTTTTACATCATTTAGCAGATAGACTATCTTGTAGAGAGCCATATTCTGAGTGGTTGTTAAAATGTACTGGTAAGAGGTATCGCTATGCTCAGAAAAGTTAAACTTTATGGAGAACTAGCTGACTTTGTAGGTCATAAAGAATTAGAAGCTGTAATAAATTCTACTGCCGATGCTATACGTTTTCTTGTCAGCAACTTTCCAAGTCTAGAAGCACATATGGCTGATAGGTATTACCAAGTACTTGTTGATGATTATGACATTGATGAGACTGAAATACATCATCCAATAGGGCAATCAGACGTAAGTATCGTACCTGTAATTACTGGTGCTGGTGGAGGCACAAGGAAATTCTTACTAGGTGCTGCTCTCATTGGAATCGGATTTGCAGTTGGTGGAGGAGTATTTGGACCAGCGTTAGCAAAAAATTTAGGTGCAATCGGTTTTGTAAAAAACGTGGGTGTTGCTCTAGCCTTGCAGGGTGTAACTGAAATGCTTTTTCCTTTACCTCAACCAAAAGATTTTAGTAGTGAGGAAGATCCGAGAATATCATTCAGTTTTTCTGGGGTGCAAAATACTAGCCGTGCAGGAACTAGCCACCCAATTGTCTATGGTGAAATAATAACAGGATCAGTTGTTATTTCTGCTGGCATTGACACTAATCAGGTAGCAGCATGACAGATAAAATTATTAGAGGTTCTGGTGGTCCTCCTCCTACTCCACCTTCTCCAACAAGAGCACCTGATACCTTAAACAGTAGACAGTTTGCTACGATTCAGGATTTATTATCTGAAGGAGAGATAGAAGGCTTTGCTACAGCATCAAAAGCAGGACTTACAAAAGACACTATTGCGTATAACAATGCAGCATTAAAAGATATATTTTTAAACGATACCCCTATTCTTGATGCAAGTGCTAGTAATACCAGTCCGCAGACAACAGACTTTAATTTTCAAAATGTAGGATTTACACCTCGTTTTGGAACGGCAAATCAACCACATATTCCAGGAATAGAGAGTAGTCAGTCGTTTACGAGTGTAGGAGTAACGGTTACAAACTCCTCTCCTGTAACTCGTCAGATTACAAATACAAATATTGATGCTGCAAAAATTATAATTACATTTCCGCAGTTACAAAAAGCTACTGATGAAGGAGACTTACTTGGCTCTACTGTCGAATTAAAAATACAAGTTCAATATAATAGTGGTGGTTTTAGTGATGTTTTATCAGACACTATTACTGGTAGAACTGCTGATGCGTACCAAAAAGAATATCGTGTAAATATTAGTGGGTCATTTCCTGTAGATATTAGGGTTGTAAGAATCACAGCAGACAGTAGTTCTTCAGAACTTGTAGATGCTTTCGCATGGACAAGTTTAGGAGAAATTATTGATGATAAGCAAACTTACCCTAACAGTGCTTATACAAATTTACGCATAGATTCTGAACAGTTTAGTTCTATACCAAAAAGAGCTTTTCGTATTCGTGGAGTAAAAGTAAGAATCCCAGGTGCAGGAGCATCAAACTCTGGCACACCTACTGTTGATTTACAGACAGGAAGAATTATTTACCCAAGTGGCTATATCTTCAACGGAACAATGGGTGCTGCTCAATGGTGCTCGTGTCCAAGTCTAATATTACTTGATCTCCTCACGACTGAAAGGTATGGATTTGGAACGCATATCACAGACAGTAATTTAGACTTATTTAGCTTTGTCGCAGCTAGTAGATATGCAAATGAACTGGTATCAGATGGATTTGGAGGGCAAGAAGCAAGATTTAGCTGTAACGTAAATCTACAGGGATCTATGGAAGCGTACCAGTTAATAAATGAATTAGCTGGTGTAATGAGATGCTTTCCTATATGGTCCGAGGGTTCTGTAACGATTTCACAAGATAGACCAACTGATTCTAGTTATTTATTTAGTTTGGCAAACGTAGGTGAAGGTGGGTTTTCATATTCTGGCAGCAGCTTAAAACAAAGACATACTGTTATTTCTGTCAGCTATTTCAATATGGATAGTAGAGAAATAGATTATGAGGTTGTAGAAGATAGTACAGCACAAGCAAAACTTGGAATAGTTAAAAAAGATGTAAAAGCATTTGCCTGTACTTCCCGTGGTCAAGCTCAAAGATTAGGTAAGGCAATATTATTTAGCGAACAAAACGAATCAGAAGTAATTAGTTTTACGACATCAATAGATGCTGGTGCAATCGTAAGACCTGGATCTGTCATCTCTGTTAATGATCCTGTCCGTCATGGTGCTAGACGATCTGGGAGGATTAAAGCTGCTTCTACAACTCAAATTACTGTAGATAACACAGCAGATTTAGATACTTTTGGTGGTGCAAATCAAAAATGTAGCGTAATATTGCCCAATGGCACAGTTGAAACAAAGAACATAACAGGAATTATAGGCGGTGTAATTACACTAGATTCATCTTCTCCTTTATCTACAACACCAAATGTTAATTCTATTTGGTATGTGCAAAGTGATCGAATTACACCTGATGAAAGGCCAAAAACATTTAGAGTAATAACTGTTGAAGAACAAGATGGTATTAACTATGCGATCACTGCATTAACCTATATAAATGAAAAGTATTCAAATATTGAACAGGGTATTTCTTTACCACCTAGAGGTGTTTCACTACTTAATACCCCAAAAAATCCTCCATCTAACTTACAAGCATCGGAAAGAATTGTAGTAATAAATAACCTGGCTGTAACTAAATTAATCTTATCTTGGGTGTCTGTAACAGGGGTAAGTCAATATCTTGTTCAATACAGATTTAATAATACAAACTGGGTAAGTGAAATTGTATTTAGACCTGACTTTGAAATATTAAATACAGAAGCAGGAACTTATGAATTTAAAGTTTATTCTTACAATGCTGCGTTGAAGTTATCTGTAACTTCTTCTGATCTTACTTTTAATGCAGTAGGTAAAACTGAAGCTCCTAGCGATGTTCAAAATTTAACAATGGAGCCTGTTAATAATAAATTAATCAGACTAAGATGGACAGAATCTACTAATCCTGATGTTATTCATGGAGGTAAAGTTTATGTGCGACATAGTAATAAAACTGATGGCACTGGCACGTTCCAAAACTCTATTGATTTAATTGAAGCACTCGCTGGTAATACTACAGAAGCGGTAGTTCCTAGTCTTGACGGGGAATACATCCTTAAATTCCGTGACGATCAAGGAAACTTTAGCACTGGAGAGACTTCTGTAATATTAGATTTACCTGATTTAATAGATAGTCAACAGATTTTATCAGACAGAGAAGATACAGACTCTACACCTTTTGGTGGAACTAAAACTAATGTTGCAGTATCAGCAGGAGCTTTGCAATTAACCGATCCATCTGCCAATCTTACAGGTACTTATGACTTTGCAACTACTTTAGATTTAGGTGCTGTATTTTCTTTAAACCTTAAACGAGTAGTTCAAAGTATAGGATTTACTGTTGGTGCAGCAAACACAATAGATGGTTTAATCCCTGCTGGTACTTTTTGGGATGATTATGCACAGAATGGTAATTTTGATGGTCCTGCTATCAACGATGTTAGTGCGTCTATGGCTGTAAGAACTACTGAAGATAATCCTTCATCGGGTTCTCCTACGTACACACAATTTAATACCTTTGCAAATGGAACATTTAAAGGTAGAGGATTTCAATTTAGGACAACTTTAAAATCTGAAAGTGTTGCTCATAATATTTCTATTCAGCAGCTTGGTATAACTGCTGCATTTGAATCAAGAACTGAAAGAAGTTATGTAAGTGGAGGAAGTACATCTACTGCACCATTATCTTCTGGAACTTCTTCATCAGGATTAGATGTAACCTTTGGGAAACCATTTTTTACGGGAACTTCTAGTCTTGGAGGAGTAAATGCTTTCTTACCCTCTGTTGGTATTACAATTCAAGGAGCAAATGCAGGAGAATTTTTTGTGTTATCTAATGTATCTGGCACAGGATTTAACATAAAAATATTAGATGCTAATAATAGTAACGCTCCAGTGAATAAACAATTTACATTTCAAGCTGTTGGATATGGCAAAGGGGTGTAATATGGAGGAAAAGATTTATTAAATGGCACAGGTCGGTAATAAAAATATAGATAATGCTTCTGGTCAGGTAGTAAGACTGGATATTCAAAATACGTTAGCAGCAGTAGCATCAAATAATTTTGGGCCTAAAGTTGATGCTGGTGAAGTGCAACCAGCCGAATTTGTTGCTGATAGTTCTACAACACCAAAGAAATTATTGATAAGATCAACGAGTGGTAATAGTGCTGCTACGAGTGCAACATTTTTTGAAGTAGGAAATTTAGACGAAGCAAATTTAGGCTTATTGTTAAAAAGCGGTGGTACGATGACAGGTCAGCTATTGGCTGATGATGCTTCTGGAGCAGGAAGCCCAGCTTATGCATTTGATAATGATGCCGATACAGGAATGTTTAGATCAGGAGCTAATATTATTGGATTTTCTACCTCTGGAACAACAAGAGTTTCTATTAGTGATGCTGGTCTGGATATGACAAACGCATTACCAATAAGATTTCAAGATTCTAGTGGTGCTCCTTTTGTAGCATTAAAAGCACCTGCTTCTGTCAGTAATAATGTAACTTTTACTTTACCTGGAGCAGATGGTACAAATGGTCAGTTTTTACAGACTAATGGTTCAGGAGCTTTATCATTTACAACAGTACAAGGTGTACCGACTGGTTCTGTGTTCTGTATGGCAGTAGCTACTATTCCGTCAGGATATAAAGAATGTAATGGTGAAGCCGTATCTAGAACTACTTTTGCTGCTTTATTTGCTGTGATTGGTACACAGTATGGAACGGGTAACGGATCAAGTACTTTTAATTTACCTGACCTAAGAGGTGAATTTGTTAGAGGTTTTGATAATGGAAGAGGCGTGGACAGTGGAAGAAGTATTAATGATCCGCAAACTTCTGCAAACAAAAGTCACAATCATACAGCAACAACAGCAATTTCAGATCCAGGTCACTTCCATCAGTCATTTAGATCAGGAAATGCTGGAGAACGTCAACACAATAGTAACTTAACTAGCAGTAACTTCCCCTCATCTGGTACTGGTGCGGGTAACAAAAATGAAGCATATAATATAGTTGCTCAATCAGGTGAAGCAAATGTGGGTAGAACTTCAAATGAAAATACTGGTGTTAATGCTAGTACAACAACGGAAAATGATGGAAGTTCAGAATCAAGACCCCGTAACATCGCTATGATGTACATTATTAAGTTTTAATTATGGCAATCGAACCTGGCATATACAACTTCACGCTCCAACGAAGATCGGATCATACGATTCCGCTTATTTTTA